AAAAATACCAAAAATATGAACGAAGATTCTTTGGTAAAATTGAAATCTGAACTTTTATAAGGTATGATTTCAAAACTTAATTATTTTCTTCATAAGCCCTGCACAATAATAACATCCCCTATTAATAGAAATTTTACAGAGCAACAAGCCCTAGATTATTTTACGGGTTTTGTAGAGTCAATTGATTCTGTGGGGATTATGATGCGACAGCTTTCCGGCCCCCAGAAGACTTATATTTTCATAAATAATATCGTCAGCATCGCAGAAGAGGCTATTGAGCTTCTTCCTGAATCTAAGTCTGAAATTTTGCCTAGTGCCGAACCAGTTATAGATAAAAGTGTTGTGCAAAAACAGACTAAACCAGATAAATATATTAATGCCGATGCTTTAATGAGTTTATCTCAACAAATGAAGCAAAATAAGAATATATAATATATTAATAATTTTAAGAGAGACAAAATGCGTAAATTCGTTGATTATATAAAAAATCGTTCTTCGATGCCTATTATCGAAATGGCCCATGATCCTAAAATTCTAAAAGGCAAAAAAACATACGAAATTCTAAGAACTCCTATATTTCTTGACCACGAAGATATTAAATTTTTACGATTTTTCCCTCCGAAATTCTGGGGGCAAGCCTATGCTCAGCTTATGAATAAAGTTTTAGTAGATGAAGAAAAAAGCATTCAGGCCGGTCAAGCTCCAAAAACACATTATGATTTTACTTTTGGTATAAATCAAGACGGCAGCGGAAAACAAATTGTTTTCAAAAACATTCCTGTTGGAGAAGAGGTTTTCAAAGGAGGATTGCATCACAAAATGAGCGGCACTGTAGATCACCATACCTACAAGTCGCTACGCAATCATCCTAATCCTCTTGGACCTGAAGCTGAAGGGCATTATTCATCAACCAGCAAAGATTTAAATAAAGAAGGTAAAAAAGGCGGCAGATACGGCTTCCCAACTGCTCAAACAGAAGGTGGATTTACTGCTGGATTAGGGGAACTTAATCCCGAAACCGTTCATGCTAGAATCAAAGACATTCAACACGGAATTAAACAAGGATGGTTGGCAAATGATGTTCACAAACATCAAGAGCACGGCGAAGGAATTAATATCAAGAGCTACGACCCAGACGCATCTTTGGAAAAAATTTCTCACGAAGTTGAAGGCGAAAAAAAGCCAAAAGAACAAGTTTCTGTTAAAGACCCTCAAAAGCTTTTAAGCAAAGACAAGCCTGTTATTTTAGGAGAACGCAAAGATACTGTAGATAAGTCTTATGCTTTAAGTGCAAAAAAATTGATGACAAGTGTATTTCACGATCAAATTGAAGCAAACAGACAGCTTCCTCCCGACCAGAAAAATATATCTTTGAAATATACGCAAGGAGAAGGCGGAAAACCTCGATTTGCATCAGCCGAATTTAACCCTCAGGCCAATGTAGGAGCTATAAGAAAAATTGATAATACTGGAACCGTTACTTGGTCTGGAGTGTGGGCCGATACAGGTAAAGAAGCTCGCTTCCGCAGCAAAATTCCAGTTATGTTCCCTGCTCAAAGAATTAATTCTGCGGAATTTAGAAAAGGCAATTTATTAAGACGTAGTTCTTGGGTTTTAGACGATGTGTTACAAAACGATCAATTAATGGATTCGTTTCTCACTTTGCTTCGCACCCCAGAAGAACAAAGAAACCAAATGCAAAGAGATTTAGAGGGAAAAGAAAGCATAAAAGACACACATAGCTCTGAAGAAAAATGGATGAAGCTAAAAATGCTTCGTGTTTTAAATGACAATAATCATGTAAACATTTACACAAGATTAGCAGAAAAACTAATCCCTCAAAAACCTTCTGACCAAGCTCCTCCTACAAAAGAACAACTTGTAAGTCAACTTCACAGCATTGGCAATCCTTTTGTGAAAAATGCTTTGCGTCTTGTTCGTGATGATATTAAACAACATGCTATAAAAACTCAACAAACCACCGATAGACATTCTATTCACGGGTTTCAAGTGAAAAATTATAACAAAATTGGCTCTAATCCAGTTGGTGATAATTACACTGGTTTCGGCACTGTGGAACCAAATAGAAACACCGGAGAAATCAAAACAAGCGGACTTGAAGATTGGGCAAGCAAAGACCGTGGAGAGTTAGAAAAATATTTAGGCTTTCATGGATACACAGATACCTCTGGTTCTAGAATTTCAGCCGGGTTCGATAGCTCCAGAATGCCACACGTATTGAAATATAAAAAATTTGGCGACGAAGCCCAAGCCGACAAAATTGCAGACAAGAAAAGAGAAGATCGTCTAGACGCTCTCAGAAACATATTGGTATCGGGTGAACACAAAAAAGATGGAAAAATAGTTCCTATTACCAAAAAAGAAAGAAAAGCTTATGAAGAAGAACGAGATGTTTTAGAAAAAGAAAAAATACACAGCGATAGAGAAATGTGGGGACCAATTGGAAGAGGCATTAATAGTGCTATTGACCAATTGGGCGGCACAGCAAAAGGGCCTGCTCTAAAAGCTATTTGGAATGATTTGTTCCATTACGCAGTAGATGAAGTAAGACGCAAAGCAGGAGATCAAGAATTTTTAGATTGGGAAGATATTAAAGATAGTTCTACTGCGACTCCTAATGAAAAAAGAGAAGTTTGGAACAATTTGTATAAAACGGTTTCTAATATTGCTAAAAACTATGTTGCTAGAATTTGGCAACTTAATTTGGATAATCAAGGAACCAGACGAGTTCCTGTTTCTGTTACGAGTCTCAATAAGGCCGTAGGTGAAAACGGAAAAGAAATGGCAGATTTGCTTGACCAAGAAGTTACTAAACGTGAAGTTCAAAAAACCTATGATGCCGCCGCCGCAGAAGCTAAACGAAGCGGAATTGAAGACGGAGAAGTATTTTGGGCAAGATCGTTGCCTGGACTTAGAGCTTTGGCTGCACAAGTCTCGCAAGAAACAAAAGATTCTAATAAAAATGACAATGAAGAGATGAAAAATCTTCAAGACAAAATGTTAGACGCTGCTGTTAAATATCAAATCGCTAAAGCCGCTTATTTAATGCATAAGCCAAATGCAAATGATGATGAAACAGAAGCGTTCGCTGAAAAATTCATGCGTGGAGAAGATGTGCAATCACTTATTCAAGTTGATACTGGAAGGATGGCAGCTTCTACAGGCGTCAGCACAAGCAACAAGCCTTTTGACCCGGTAGAATGGTTAAAAGGTGCAAATCCTGCAAAGATAAAAAGCAGTCCTACAATAATTGCACAAATTAATTCTATTTACTCTATGCCAGAAACTCCAGAGCATATTAAAGAATTAATTAGAGATAAATACAAAAATGCAAATGTTCCCGTTCCTGGTCAAAGTCATACGATGCAACCAAAAGCACCAATGCCTGCAACGACTACGGAACCAACAGAACCGCTATATACAGCAAAACAAGCGGCTCCAGTTCCTACATCACACGGTTTGGGTAAATTTATCAAAAAACCAGTTGTGCAAAACCCACCAGTCCAAGAATGGCTTGTGGAATTGAAAAAGAAATATAATCAATAAAAAAAAAATAAAAAAAAAACCCGCCGTGAGGCGGGTTTTTTTTAAAACAGATCAGTAACCGGACCTTGCCAATCTTGTGCTGATTCCGGTGGTGGTGGAGTTGAAGCAGGAGGCTCTGTTACTGATGGATTGTCTTCTTTTGGTTTTTCTGCTAATTTTTTGTTTTTTGCTCTAAGCTTAGCATTAATTTTTTTTCCGGCTAGCTTGACAGCAGCAGGCTCAGATGGTGCGGCTGGTGCTGGTTCGGCTGCTGGTTGGGCTGGTTCGGCTGCTGGTTCGACTGGCTCTGGTTTTTGTGCAGCATGTATTTGAGAAGCGTAAGTTTTAAGCAAATTTGCAATTTGAACACGATATTTGCTTATTTTTTCGGTTATTTTGTTTTTTATTTCCGCCAATGGGTCTTTGGGAGTTGGCGTTGAGTCGATGGGCTGAAAATTAGCACCTGTATTAACATCGCTGGTTCCAATTGGTGTAGATATATCGTTTTCTAATATTGTGTTTGACCAATTTAATCCATCCAAATAAGCATAAAGAGCTTCTTCGATATAATAATTAACTGTTCCCGAAGCATTGGCATAATCTATCAAAGAAATTCGTTTAGATTCATTAAATAAAGCAAAGTAATCTTGGCACTCTTCTTTGAAAAGAACTTCCGCAATACGGCTAGAGCAAAAAGATTCCCAAGTTTTCCCTCTGTGTTGAACTCCTTTGTCCCAACCCCTCTTGAAATTACTCCAAGCACCGCCTAATCCATATCCTAATTTGGTACTCATAGGAGAAGATGGCATCGCCCCGGCACTGCCGCCAAGATTTCTTTTTAACCACTCTTTTCCGCTATTCCAGGCTTTTTTGGTTCCTTGCCATAATTTATGGAAAAATCCAGGCTTATTTGAATCATTGCTAAACGCAGGCTTATTTGCCTCTGAATCATCCACAAAAGCCACAGGAGGCTCAGGAACGCTTGGATTGGCCGAAGACCCTACTGAAGCAACCGGCGGCGTTATAGGGCCTACAGGAGCTTTAGGGGTCATTTCTGGTTGTGGTTGCTTTGGTAGCTCTGCTGAAACTAGGTCTAAAATATCAGCATGTAAATTTCCAAGAATATTATCAATATTTTTATTAATTTCTTGATCTAATGCTACGTTTCCGAATGTTGGTAATTCATCAGCCATATAAAATATACCCCTTTAAAATCTAAATTTATATATTAGAATCAGGAATATATTCTTCTATCTTTTTCAGAGACATAAGGCAAGAGTCAAATCTATGAAATTCACTGGTTAGATATTCCATTTTTCTTTCTTCAAATTCATCAATACCTTCACGTTCAACTTCAAAAAGAATAGCTTTTCCCATTCTGCCTTTGACTTTATAGCCATGCATCATTAAATAAGCTCCAGCACCTAAATCTGTAACTCTTTTTAGTTCGTTATTCATCTTTCCTCTTTATTATTTATTAAACAGATGCTTCAGCAGCTAGTAAACATCCTCTTGCCACTGAGTATAATGGTTCTTTTGGTTTAATAACATCTCCAATTTTAATTGGAACTCCAGAAGATGTTAAAATATCTCCAAATAGTTTCTCGAATCCTTCAGGCGATGCGGTTCCTCCTGCTACTACCACATCAATTGGATTATCAGTTCTGGCTTTATTTCCAGCTTGCTCTAATCCTTTTTTAATTTCAGTCACAGTTTTTTGAATCATAATTTCATATTGCATTCTTATGGCTCTTTGGACTAAATTTTCCGGGTCTTTAGTAAAACTAATTTTTGTCTTTTCTTTATTGATAAAAGGTATAGTTTCGCCAGTAGCTTTTGCTGCCATTTTATCAATCCAGTCTCCGCTATTTACAATAGAAAATTGAAATACTGGAGCACCATAGATTGCGAAGCACAAATTAACCATGCCAGCACCAAAACTAATCCCAATGCCTGTAAAGTTTTTATTGCTTAATTCTGCATAAACTAAAGCCAAAGCTTCGTTAATTGGATGCGGCTTAGCAATTTGTCCTTTATCGTCTTGGAATGATTTAAATACTGCTTCTAGCACTTTTCCATGATAATCTGCATCTGTTGATTCATTTACAGCATTAGCCGGAACGCTGTAAAATAATGGCTCTTGATCTTTAGTAAGATCGCCCAACATGCCGTGCATCATTTGCCCCATAATATATTGGGCTAATTTTTCTGAAGGATTTAGGCAGCCGTCCTTCATGGGTCTTTTTAATTCAACGTCTTTCATGGTATATGCCATTTTTACAGCCGCTTCGCCTAAAGCATAAGCAATATTTTGGTCAGGAATTTCGATAAGAGGGACAACAGGCTTTCCATTTTCGTCTTTATTGTTTTTCATCATATTAAAAACGAATCTATCGGTTATATCAATTTGTATAAAAGCATTTACTTCTTTTTTATACAAAAATTCCCCAGCCTTGCCTCTGCGACAAGATACTAAATTATAAGTTCCGCAATCAAAACCTATCATTGTATTTCCTTTCCGAATTGAACTTTTTTGAGATTTGTGAAATCAGGTATAGCGTAAAAATTATCTTCTTTTTCTTTTTCTTTAGATTTTACCGATTGTGCTGTCACGGTGGCCTCTACCGCAGGAGTTGGAGCCGCAGCCTGAGTATTAATTAAATTAACATTTAATTCTATTGATATAGAAATTTCGCACTCTCCATCTTTGGTTGTCGTAACGACTTTATTTGGTTTTACTACATTTACCATGTATTATTTTAGTAGGATTATATGATTTTTTGATATATTTTAATAAATTTGGCCAAAAAATAGCAAGTAAAAAGAAAAACCCGCTTTCGCGGGTTTTTCAATGTTTTTAAGTTATTTAGTTATTAACTGTTGCAACTGCCTGTAATAGAGGCAATTACTTGTACGTCAACATCGTTAGTTCCACTGTTATCAACTTCGATTAAAGTTAAAGAAAGTTCTCCTACGTTAAAAATTTGGGTTGCTCCTGCTTTGAGATCAAAAATAGCAGTCGTAGAACCGTTTAGACGAATCTTTACATCATCGCCATCAGTTTCGTTTTGATTGGTAATTTGGCAGAATTGAGTGTTGCTTCCAGTATCACCTATAATGTCAATTTGATTGTCTTCATAGGTTGTGCCGTTATCAGCAGTTATTGTCCAAACATACGGATAGGTGTTTTCGCCAGGGTTGTCAGAATAAACGCTTCCATCATCAGTTACTACTTCGATGAATGCTGATTCTGCTCCCATTTCATCTTCGGTGAATCTTTTCCAATAGTTGCAATCGGTGAACTCTTCTCCATCGACTAATTTTCTATTGATTCTGTTAGGTCCAGTTACATAAATTGTTCTTTGAATGCTAGTCTCATTTTGAACTCCGTTAATATCGGTATCAAGAAGTCCTTGAGATGCATTGTTGAGTTTTACACGAAATACGCTCATGTTGCTCCATAAAAATACTAAGGGTTATTGTCTTCCAATATTATTTAGTGTTTATATTGATATTTTTAACCTAAATTTAGACTATATTAATTATGCAAGACAATCCAGAAGCCACAATAAAACATTTTATGGACCAATTTGGTCCTCTTGATGAACACAAACTAATTGTTTTAAAAATTATTTTCGAGGAACTATATGGAAAAAATTTATCTGTATCTAATGAGAAGAGACAAGAGCAAAATCAAAGTTCTGAAGATACTGAATGGCCCGAAGTGCAGCCCGAGAAAAGTTGAGGAAATTAACGATCTAGGATTATCAGAAGAAACCACAGAAAATATTTTGGAAGCATCAAAGGAACACAAAATGCTTTGGGAACTTTGGATGGAAAGTTCTAAAGATTTTCAAACATTAAGACAATCACTGAAAGATCGAGGAATCAAAAGTGTTCCGATGCACGCTTCTCCATCGAACAGGAAACAAGAAACCACAACCAATAAAAGTATTGCAAAAAAAAATAAAGTTGGTATGTTGCGAAAGAAAACAAATTAACAATCTTTGATTTCAATATACATTTTTTTAATTGAAAACACACCAGAGTCTACCTCTATTACAATTTCTTTACCTTTGATTTTTGTAATAGTGCCGCCACTTTCTACAAATTCTAAAGCTAATTGATCGCAATTGCCATCTAATGCTTTCATTTTTTCTGCGAGTTTGCGTGAAGATATTTTAGAAGTAGCTTCCATGCCAATTAATTCATATTTCTTTGTCTTTTGAATTTCAAAAGAAGATTCTTGATCTTTATTTTTGAACCAATCACTAAATCCATCTATAGAAAAACCGCTCACTTTAATCCTCTAAAAAGTTATTTAATTGATTTAGATTTATATATGAAGCGTTTTTATATTTTATTCCCATAGAACAATCAGATATTTCTATATTTTTAGTCGATAGCCAATAAAACATAGTATCGAGTATCTGCTGACAGGTAATGTGTTGAGGATGGGTATATAGGCCATTTTCTAATTTAATAGAACCGGCCATATTTTTCTCAAATGATCCATCGCAACATAATAGAGCTATTTTTTTGGCTTTTAGCCAATATGCTATGGTTACTGCTGCACAAATAGGATTTCTATAATCGTCTATCTTAAAAGATTCGTTTGATAAAGATGTGTTATAATACGAATCATACATGGGCTGATATAAATATTTTTCTCCTCTGTAATCTTCCAAAAAATTTGAATTTGTTCTGCTTGATGCTATACATTTAGGAAAATATTTGTGTTTTTTTGGAAGAAAATTATTACATTCTTCAAACGGGTTGTTGACAACATAGTAGTTCATTGCTCTTTTCTTGTCGGTTTTTTCTCCAACTAATTTCCAATTAGCTAAAGTTCTGTTAGTTCCTATAACGATCACATTTTTTGGAAGATCAGCTAAAACTTTTTGATTCTCTAAAAAATTATAACCATCAGAAACAATGACTACTTTATCAGCATATTTTCCTTCAAATTCAAAAAATGGAATTCTTTTGTTGTAGTTTTGCAATTCGTTATCTAACAACAAACGATAATCACTTTTTGTCAAATCGTTTATGTCAAAACAAAATGTATTTTTTTTAGTTAAATTCCTTACCCAAATGCCATCTTTGGTCAGAGCATATTCGTTTCTATTTGGATGTTTTTTTATTCTCATTTTTTATTTTCTTGGGCAGGGCACTAGACCAAAACAAGGCATGTCGTCATCGCCTTCGCCAAAAGGTCTCTTGTCGAATTGCAAAGGAATTGGTCCTCCCTTGTAAATTAATTCGAAAGGTTCTGGTTGTTGTATTCTAGCTACAATTTCTGAAGGTATGTTGCTTTTAATTGTAATTGTGTCTGGAATGCTTCCCATTAATTTAATAGTGTCTGGAATATTAGAGCCATCAATTTGAATTTTTGGCAATTCTTTTGGAAATTCTACTGGAATTACTTTAGGAATATTTACTCCAACTAGTCTAATCATAGAAGGCAAATTAGATTTGACTGTAATAACAGAAGGAATAGTGTGTTTAAGATTAATTTCATCAGGCACACTTCCTTTCAAAACAATTTCGGCAGGAATATTTAGTCCTTGCGAATTGATTTTGATTTCGCTAGGCAAATCTTTAGGAGCCAAAATTTTAATTTCTGTTGGAATTCCCAATTCGTCACTCTCTACTTGAAGAGATTGTAAAACATCATCTGGCATTTCTGTCCCATCCAGATTCATAACCTTCATCTCATCGGTTATTTTTCTGAACAAACTTGGCGTGCTTCCAGTTGGACATTTTACAATAACAGAAACTTTAGGAGGCGTTCCCCACTTGACTGAAATTTTAGGAGGCGTACCAAATTGAATTTTAGACGGAATTTTACCACTGATGGTAATTTTAGATGGAATCTTGCAGCCCGAAAGAGTAATTTTGCTTGGAATTTTTCCTGCAATAGTGATTTTATTAGGGATTTTAGGTCCGGTAATTTTGATTGCAGAAGGCAACTGAAGTCCTCCGCTAGCTATTAGTTGAACTCTAATGTTTGACGGAAAGCTTGGAACATTGCCGAATCGAATCAATGTTGGAAAGCTTGGAACATTACCGAATCTAATCAATGTTGGCAAACTTACGTTTCCAAATCTAATAAAAGTTGGAAAGCTTGGAACATAAGAAAATCTAACTAATGTTGGTATATTAACTGGCCCAAAAGTAATTTTGCTTGGTATTGTCAATGGGGGTCTAATACAAATTACAGAAGGAACATTTATCGGTCCCAATGGTCCCAAATCCAAACATGGTGGAATAATAGGAGGTAAAGTAAGTGTTGTTTCAGGTATGCTTGGACAACTGAATTCTAAAGGAGGCAAAGAAATTGGGTCTGGAATTGGAATTAAAAATGTATCGTCTGGAACAATTGGTTGCGGTTCTTCTTTTATATTTCTGGTTCCTGGCGTGGATACTAAAGAACACACTGCGTTCTCAACTATGACCAAAGGATCAATATTGGCTGTAGGAACATAAGTGTGGGTTCCGCTTCTTAAAGTTGAAGAAGTCCCATCTCCGAAATCAATTCGAAAATTCGTAACGATTCCAACAACGGTTACAGAGTAATTAACCACTGTTCCGGTTGTTAAAGACGATTGTTCTTCGTCTACAACAAAAGAAAAATCTACTTCTGGACAATCATTTGCAGTAATTGGTTCGTCAATTAAATCTAATACCAAAGCGTTTAAATTTTCAATTGAGGCTTGTATTCTGAAAATAGCTTCTGCCAATTGGTTGTGGTGTTGAGCGATTACGAAAGAGCGAACCCAAACCCCCGCATTATTATATTTTGTTTTGCCTCCAATATTTCGAACGCATCTTTTTAATTTATAAACTTTGTCGTTTTCATCTTTATCGACCGCATCGTAATAAAACAATTCTCCTTCTATGTTGCCAAATCCATTATTGGCCCAAATTTCTGGTTTTTCGGCAGAAACAGGCACGATTACAATTTCGTCTGACCAAGCATTGTTATTTTCAGCCAAACGAGTTTCAGTAGTATTGTATACTTTATACAAAGTCCTATCTGTATCTATTTGTAGAGGATAGGTTGGAATTGGAGGAATTGCTGTCATATCTTATATACACTAGTAAATTCCCATTATGAATTGGGTTCCTACTGGTCTTTGTCCTAAATTCAAAAAAGTTAATTCTGCTGCGTTAAATTTAATAAAAGCATTTTCGCTATAATCAAAGCTTAAATATGCCAATCTTTCTCCGTCTGAAGCGGCAACTAAGCTATTTGCTGTGTTATTATAGCCATTTACTGTTGTATCCTGTACTGATCTAAATGTGCTTGTAGCAGAACCGGCCAAACCAGTTTCCCACACAGAAGAATTTTCATTATAGGCAGAAATATTCCCCGAGTTATTAAAGAAGAATAATCCTGCCGTTAATGGCAATAATTGTCCTTCTGTTTTTGTTCCGGCCATATCGGTCAGTTTGGTTATTCCTTGAAATGGTTCCGATATTGTTCCTTTTGTTTTGTAAAAACTTTTAATTCTAAAGAAATCTCCGACACCATCGTTTCTCAACAAATATCCAGTTTGGTCTTTCCAAGCAGTTCGATAAACAGCAAAATATCCATAGTCTGGAATATCATCATTGTTCTCATCTGTTGTCGCATGAGAGATTAAATCTGTTGCTCCATTTTCATAGTTTGATTCTGTAAACACAGAAGTAGTTGAATTTAAAGTTCCCAAATTATAAGTTGTTTTGTATTGGTAAGAGTTATTCTCGACAGACTCAGTGGGGTCTTGACCAAAAATAAAATAAGCTTTACTTGTAGAACACAACGCAGCCCAATTCCAAGGTCTATTATCTATGGATGGTCTGGTGGAATAAGTATCAGAAAATCCTTCGTATTCCATCACATTGATGCTCTGAGCACTTAGAGTAGGTCCACCAGTAGCATAGAAGATTAAAGTTGTTCCGCCATCACCAGACGATGTTGTGGTGCGTGGAGTTACACTTACGTTTCTTGAGAATTCTTTTTTGGCTTGCGTTTCGTTATTTGTTCCATCCAAAAAGGAATCATCTCTATCGACATAAAAAGTGTTTCCTGTTCTAAATGTTTCGCTTATAATTCCAAATTCATTAGCCGTGGCTATGTTCATATCGTCAATTGTCCAAAGCCACATGTTTTGGTCTTCGATTATTTCTATAGAATTTTCATAAGAAGTAATTCTGTACGCTCCAACTTCTGTGTCTACTCTTAAAACCAAATCATATTCTCCTCCCATAGAATAAGAAGCTTTAGTAGTATTAAGAGACGGATGAGTTAAATCATCTCCTAGCGACCAAGTATATGTGATGATTGGATCAATTGGATTTCCGCCGTCTAACTCCTCGCCAGCATAAGATCGCCCTGTATCTGGATTAGTGCCATCTTCAATATACATTGTAATTAAGTCATTTATTTTTGATCTAATTTTTGGAGGAGTCACGATGTTTCCGTCAATATCAAAAGTTGCTTCTGTTACTATTTGATTTCCGTTTTCTTCAATAGTCACTATAGCTTCGCTTGGACTTTCAATTCTAGCCATTATAAGGTCTTGGAAACTACACGTTTGTTCTCCAAACTCATTTGTAATTGTAAGACTAACTGTAAATTTGCCAGAGTCAGTGTAAATTTTTTCAATAACTAAATCAGAGGAAGTAGAAAAAGTGTCATCTCCAAAATCCCATTGGTAGGTCGAATCAACCCCAGAAGGAACCAAACACTCATTGCTAAATTCAACAGTAAACGGCACAAGCCCAATTCTTTTGTTCACTGAAAACCAAGCTTTTGGTTTATATGCCACGCTTTTTATTTTATCTATTTTATAGTTTAAACTATCAGGATCGCTTGAGTTTTTAACCCCCAAGTATTCTTCTATGTTGATAATGGCATTTTTTAGCACATCATGGTGTTCTGCCATGACATTTAAAGTTATATTTGTGAAATCTTTTGGCTTTGGATTATCTTCAAAACCATCTAATAGTTCTAAGTCTGTAAAATAAAATTCTTCATTGGATTTGGTGTTATAATAAAAACTAATCGCTCTTACGGTAGGATCAGAACATTGTTCCGTTAGCGTTATGATTCCTTTAGATGGAAATTTGTTCATTGTGGAACTATTTCCATCTACATAAATCGTGCTATCTCCAGGCTCATAGTTTTCAGCAAGAGTTAATCTTAGTGCATCTTTAACATCATAAAGATTTTCAATCGCATTTAGTTTTTGCGGATATTGAGGAGTTGGCAGTGTCATAATATCGTAACGCTTTCTTGCAAAAAAACTCTTTTAGAACTAGAGTCGCTATAAATTAAAATTAAAGTTGGATTGTAATCCCCAGGAACAGCATACGTATGAGTAACAAAATGATTCTGTGGATTATAAGAGGAAATTGTTTCTCCATCTCCAAAAATCCAATGCCGTTCAGAAATATCTCCATCCGTTTGGTCCATGAACATAAATACTGCCGGGTCTTCTGCTAATAATGTGGCGGTCTCTTCAGAATAGGCTGGCCCGTCATTAACTTGTGAGATATAAAAGAAAGATAATGCTTCTTTTTCTGAAACAGTAATGTAGTTGGTCTTAAACGCTATAGCTTGTCCTCCCTCTTCTATAGTCATGTTTAATTTAACGCTATAAATACCCTCGTTGTTGTATGTGTGCGTTGGATTTTCATCAATAGATGTTCCGTCTCCAAAATCCCAAAACCATCTAATGCCGTTTCCTAATGAAAAGTTTTGAAATGTTACCGTAAGTGGTGGTGCTCCCTTGGTAGGAAAAGCTCTAAAAATTGGTTTAGGAGATAAATACTTAACATCCAGAGAATTAATTTGCTGAGTAAGAGAGCCTTCTTCTGGATTCGTTTTGGTTCCTAATTTTTTTTCTATCTGCATTATAGCATCTCTGATGGCCAAATGATGTTCCGATACTACTGAGTTTGAGACATAGCTTCCCATTCCCCAAGTAGTTTGAACTGTACCGGCAAATCCTCTCTTGAGATTTTTGAAAAATCCTTGCCCTTTTGTTTGGTAATAAACCAACTCATAATTCCCGCTCTCCCCAGCAGGAGGACCAATTTTAATAATTCCAGTAGGAGGAAAGCCGCTATTGTCATCTACAATAATGGTTTTCCCTCCAAAAGATAAACTTTGTTTCAATTTAGTCTCAGAATTATTTGTGGCTTTATATAAAGAATCCCAATTATCTTTTGTTTCTGGAAAATAAGACAAATCTCCAGGTTGATAGCCGGAATCCGCACTTGATATTTTATCTACCATTTTTCTCCACGCTTATTTGTTGTTTTGTTTGTTCTAAAATTCCCAAGACTTCTTGTTTAATAGGAGCTTTCTCGTTCAGAGCCAAAGCTGTTTTTATCATCTCTATATCTAGTGGTTTTCCCAATAACATCCTTAAATTTAAATCCTGACTAATTTTTTCGTTCCAATATTCTGTTTGAGAATTTATGTCATCAAATGGTTTCAAACTCTCTTTTTTTGCTAAAGACAAGTAGGCTTCTGTGAAAAACATGATTTCTTCTTGTATTTCTATTAATTTTTTGTCTATTTTTGCTTTACTTTTGGAGAATTTATTAATTTTTCTGTCCAAAGCGTTGATTTTTATATTTAGTTCTTTTATCTCTAATTCATCAAGTTTTGGCGTTGAGTAACTCAATTCCCCTACACCCGTATTTGTTAATATTTTAATTAATTTAGCTTTTTTAATATTGGTTAATTCTATTTGATCGTTTAAATCTAATTTTTCGTCGGCTATTGATTGAATTTGCTCGTTTCGACTTTCTATTTCTGATAAACAACGCCACATTTTGCTTTGATGAGTAGGTTCTTTGCCGACAATAAAATATTTAAGTTGGAACATGCTATGTCGCCCCACTGCACCAGTTTTTAATATTTCGTCAATAATTGGCTGATATTTGTTTTCGTAAATTGTCGGAACATCACTTGACATATTGGGCCTTTCTGATATTATCGAATTATAGTCTTCTTTAAATTAGTAGCAAAAGGAAATAACTTATGAATAGATTACGTTATAGTCGCGTTTATTTAAGCGGAGCTATGGATAGGGTAAAAGATGGCGGGATTCCTTGGCGAAATGATCTGAAGCCCTTTTTAAATAGTCGCGGTACAATAGTTATTGATCCGACCAATAAACCTAAATGTTTATTAGGGAATTGTCCCGTAGAATCACCAGAAAGTCGTGCTGAGGCTGCCAAATTGAAGTCTGAAGGACGATTTGATGAATTTAAAGAATTTATGCGTCCTATTAGAAACGTAGATTTGCGTTTCTGTGATATTACGGATTTTACTATTGTAAATCTTGATTTGGATGTTCACCCTTGCGGAACATATAATGAAATATTTGCCGATGTTGCCCAAAAAAAACCTATATTAGTTCATTGCGTCCAAGGCGTTAAAGAAATCCCAAATTGGCTTTTTGGCTGCATTCCTCATCAATTATTTTTTAATAATTGGGATGAAATGAAGGCTTATTTAAGACATGTGGATGAAGATGAAGTTGTAGATCATTTAAATCGTTGGTATTTATTTGAACTAATTCCGCCAAATTGAACTAGGAGCAAATTCAATTGTAAAATCTGATTGGTTTTCGCAAATATCAAAATTATTAAAAGTAAAACACCATTCTTCTTTTTTAGGTGTGATTAATAATACATGAACTTTTTTAGAATTAATTAAATTTTCTTCAATTTCTGTCGAGTTGCCTTTTATAACTAATTTGATTCTTTCAAAAGCACTGTTCGCAGAGCCGCTTTTAATAAAACCTTCATAGACTTTTTCGTTGATTTTAATTTCACAAAAATTTAACATATTTTAGTTCCTAGTATAGCTTTAAATTTAGCACCATTATTTATTGCATCATTTCCCCATATTAGCTTTGAGATTTCTATAGGAGCGTCGGCAAACTTTCCGTTTTTCTTAAACATTTTTTTGTGGATTGTTAATCCATTCAAAGTGCAAGTATCAAAAGTATTATAAATTTTTATAGTGCTGCCTTTTGTATTATAGTCTGCAACTATAGGAAAGAAAATATCATTTTCATCTTCAAGATAAAGAGAATATTTTTTATCTATTCCTGCCTTAACCCAGGCTCCCTCCATTATTAGCATGTTCCATTCTTTATCGCCTTTGCTAAAGCCGGTATTAATCAATGACATAAGAGTGTCTTTTCCTTTATAACATTCGCATAATTCTTTTATTTCTGCAAAAGAATCTTCGTGAATATGTTTTGGAACAACACAGATATAGGGAATGTTTTGATAATTATTTTTAATGGATCGTATGGTTGATTTAATCAATCCAATATTTCCTTCTGTAGCAATAATTATAAAACTAAAATTAAATGTCTTATAGTTATAAAGCATTAAGCAACTTCTGTATCAAAATCAATACGAATTATATCATCTTCTCCGATTGGAGCACTTAGAGCAAAAGCACCAGCCTCGGCATCTGGCGTGTAACTTAATTCAATCCAGGTTCCGGTTGGTCCTTCTGCCATGAGATAAACCAATACATCGGCATCTTCTGATAATCTAAATCCATTTACATAAACTCTTAAAGAGCCTTCGGCATAGGCAGTTTCTAGATTGTTTACAAAATAATTTTGATAGTCTGGAACCAAATCTTGTGAAACTGGTGTTAGATTGTAATATTTTACTCTTAATGCGTCTGTAGAAAACGTAGTGTGTAATTTAATAGTGCTTGGAGAAACAAGTTCTACTTCTATAGTATCGCTTGTTTCAAATGTTACGGGTCCATCTGATAACACATCATCTTCTATTTGAATTGATATGTTTTTTGCGGAATCCGCAATGTTTTCTAGTTTATCTCTTTCGTCTTGTTTCATTCTGACATATTCGACGCCATCATATTCTCCATCTGTGTGAGCACCAATGTTATGAAGAGAATCATCAATAGTATCGGAAGATATGGTTCCATCTTGTTCGAGAGCCACATTTAGTCGTGCGGCTAAACTTACAGTAGAACCTTTAGCTGCCAAAATCATGGCGGTAGCCACATCTACAGCACTATTAATTATTTCTTGTCTGATGACAATGTTTTTTAATGGTAAATTATCAAACTGATAATGATACGGATGGTTTGGATCGTAATAAACGTCTGGTATTAGGTCGATATTTGGCATTGATTCTCCTGAGTGTCAAAAAATTATAGAAACGAAATGGCCCATTGCCATGTAATTTGCATAGAGGAAGTTTTGTCAATTCCGCCAAATGTAGCCATGCTAAACAAATCGCCGTTTTCTAGCTGCAAAGCCATTTCATTAAGAGTGTATCCATTTGCGTCTTCATAACTTAGAATAGCATTATAGGTTACTTGAAATTTATTAACAGAATCTATTACGGATACCACGTTTTTGCTAGCTCTAGTTACACCAAACAATCCTGTTCTAGATGCGTTGACATATTTTAGTTGTTCTCCATCTTGTCCGCCGTCGCCAAAAATCATATTAGACACATAATTTTCGAAAGATGGTCCGTATTTGTTGGCCAATGCAGCAGCAATTGCCTCACGACCAGTTCGAAGAACTGCGTTTGGAAAAACTTCTTTTCTAACTACATTACCTTCTAAATTTTGAACAGTCATTGTAACTGTTCCTTTGCATGTTATGTGATCTTCTATCATATTGTTCCTTGTTGGCTGTCTCCATTTTTGTATTCTATCTTAAAGCTAATCTTTTCTTTTGTATTGACAACATCTTTAAAATCACTATTGTCATTATTTAAATTACTTTGCATTAATAAAGGAGTAACGTCTTCTTCTATTCTGCTAATTATATCATTTCCTTCTCTATCTATTGCTACAAAATTAAATCCTGGTACTTTAGGGTTCATTGCTCTTGAGTCCACTTGAAGGTCTTTTTTGTCGAATCTATAAACAGTAAACACATCGGAAGTTCCAGCAATTGTCCAATCCTGAGGAGGACCAGATAAAGTGACCATATTTGCGTCAATGTCCTGAATGATATAATATTCGGAGTTATTTAAAATTAAATAATTTTGCTTAAATCTTCCATTTTCTAGCGGATCAACCGGAGGATTATCTCCATTTTGTATTTCCAAAGCAGCCTCAAGATTAATTCCTGCATCTAATAGCCATCCTTTATAGGCAAATTGTCCTTGTTTTCTGTTAATTAGGCGTTTGTATATTTTAATATTTGCCGATCCTACGTTTCCGTCGCTATAATCAGAAATATAAAATTGATTTATATCATCTGGATTTTTTTCAATAATTTTGTATTGAACGCCATTGTAAACCAAATAATATCCTATTTTATAAGCAGAAGCATCTGCAAACAAATCAACCAGTCCTCTATTAACTACTTCTAAGTCGCCAATTCCCGTCACAATATCTACATCTGCATCCGATAGGATTGTAAAATCCAAATCATCCACACTCGATACAGGCAACAGTGAAGATGGGTCTCGCAAAAACAATTCGTTATCAGGGCTAATATGGTCGATTTCGAAATCACCGTAAGTCAAACTAACCTTCCAGGCCCCGCCAACATATCCAGAATGATCTATGTTCCAATAGGTTTTGATTGGATAATCTAAGAAATTAACTTCTGAACTAGTAAATTTAAATAAATTGTTTTGATAAATGTCTGCCGTAGTTTCTAGAAGATTATTGGAAAGATTAAATGTGAACAAGCTGGGATCAAATCCGTCAGATACCCCTATCGTATCTGCATAGTGACCTTCTATGTTTTCAATTGAATATTCAGCAGGAGGAGAAATTATTTCTAACACATTGTTGCTAGAAACGCCTACCTCGTCCATATTTTGATCTGAAGAATAAAATACTATTTTTTCGTTATA